GTCTGTGACTTTGAGGAAGTGGCAAACACGTTCATTGCGGGAAAGCATGGGTGCCGAAAATCGCTAGATGTTCACGCACTGATCTGGACGGGCGGCAAGCTGTTCGAGGCGATGGCAGACTGCGGAATTTTATCGTGGCATCCGGTAGTAGCTGACAGGGGCGCAATCGGCAGCGGTTCAAGCTACGCGCAGGCCGCGCTTGACGCTGGCGCTACGCCATTCCAAGCGGTGAAGGCAGCTGCGAAGCGCAACGTATTCACGGGCGGCAAGATCGTGCTTCACAAGCTGGACAACCGGCAATGATTGGCTGGATTGCGAACGTCTTACAGATAACCGGCCTTGTGTTGCTAGGCAAAAAACAGGCCATTGGCTGGCTGTTCGGTATCGCGGCAGAGGTGTTGTGGATCTTCAGGGCGAGCGATAAGGGCATGCCCGACCTGATGTTTATCAGTGTTGTGTATATCGGTTTGGCGTCATTCAACTGGATCAAGTGGGGGCGGGCATGAACTACGAAAACGCGGTGCTGAACGAGCGGGAAAAGACACACGGCGACTTTGCCGACACGGCAATAATTGCGCAAAGCCTGAAGGCGGTTATAGCGGCCCATCGTGAGCAGAAGTGCAAGGAGTGGCCGGCAGTGCAGCTTGAGGCAATCGACATGATCTGCACGAAGATTTCGCGGATCGTTTCAGGCGATAACAACTGCAAGGATTCGTGGGACGACCTTGCAGGCTACGCAAACCTTGTGAGCGAGCGGCTCAAGTGATCCTGGCCCTGTTCCTCAATTCATTCTGCTACGTCGGCCTGAAGGTCTGGCAACAGAAGAATGTAATCGGCAACCACTACGCATGGATGGTGCCGACTTCCTACCTGATGGCCGCTGGTGAGGTCTACGGGGTGTCGGTGGTATCGCGTGGCGGCTTCCAGTGGCAAATCGTGGCGGCAATCGGTACTGGCGCATGGATAGGCGCGTTTTGTGCTATGGCGCTTTACAATTGGCTCAATCGGCGCAAAAATAGAGCCGCTTAAGGCGAGACTCACAACAGGCGCAGCACCGTGGACGATTGGTCGAAAGATTTGACGGCAGTTGCAAGCCAATGGCTGGCCTACGCGTGGTTTTTGTTTCTGGCAGCGTGGGGCGGCGCAGTGTCATACATCGGGCGCGTTCGTAGCGGCAAGACGCCATTTTCAATAATCGAAATGATAGGCGAATGCGCCATTTCAGGCTTTTCCGGTGTGATGACGGCCTACATTTGCGCCAGTGCAGGGATCAACTTTTTCCTGACCGCCTTCCTTGTCGGAGTGGCTGGCCACATGGGCGGCAGAGCAATAGCCATGATGGAACAGACCGCTGGCGCAAAAATCGCTCGCATTCTTGGCGCTGAACCGGCAGACAAACCATGACTCCCGAATTTATCAATCAGTGGATCTTACCCGCCGCATTTTCCTTGCTGCCTCCCGAATACGATACGCCAGCCGCTCGCCGCCTGATGATTGCGATAGCACTACAGGAAAGCCGGTTCAAAGCCCGCAGGCAGATGGGGCAGGGGCCAGCAAGGTCATTCTGGCAGTTTGAGCGTATCGGGGTTGAGGGCCTGTTGGTGAAGGTAGACAAAGCCAAGACTTCGCACCGGCTGGCTGAAATCTGCAACGCCTTGGGAGTTCGCCCGGTTGTTGACGACATCCACGCGGCGATTGAGCACAACGACATCTTGGCCGCTTGCTGCGCCAGGCTGTTGATCTTCACGCACCAGAACCAGATACCGACCGAATCCGAACTGGCTTGGGCGTATTACTTGAAGCTGTGGCGTCCCGGGAAGCCGAAGCCTGAATCGTGGGCCGACCACTGGCAGACCGCTTGTGAGCTGATACCATGACTGCCATCCACTACGACCTGATAGACAAGGGCAAGAAAGGCAGGCTGCTGTCGCCCTTGCTGTTCCAGACCCCGATCAAGGGCTTTGACGTAACGCTGCCGCAACCGCCATGCCAGCTTTACGAGGATGGCGGTATTCTGCTTGCGTATGGCTTTGAATGGGACTTTGGATCCGGGCCGGCAGTCGATACACCGGCTATGGTTATTGCCTCTGCCGTCCACGATGCTTTATGCCTGATGACAGACAAGGGCTTGCTGCCGTGGTCGGTTCGCGCTCAGTCTGACGCTTTCTTTCGTGACCGGCTAAAAGAAAACGGCGTCGGGTTTGCAAGGCGCTGGTGGTGCTACCTTGGTGTCAGGGGCTATTCAAAGTTTGTGGCGTACCATGGGAGGGCTAGACCGTGAGAATTGCCGTATTGATGATTGTGCTGGCATTGTCCGGCTGCGTGAACTACGGCCAGTCCGTGATGGTGAGCAAGGGTCGAGCTGGTGCGGTACAAGCTGTTTTCGGTGCTGACGCTGAATTTTGCAAGCTCACTGCCAGCGAAGGTGTGGTAATTACCGATTCAGACCGGGAAGCGTTTACAGCGTTTTGTGGGCAGAACTGAGGGCGTCCATGCCCTATTTTCAAACCTGTTGTGCTTTTAGATAGGCCGTTATGGCCGATTCTATGACCGCTGTACGGTCTGGATAGACCGCTCCCACCAGAGCATCAATTGCGGCCACCGTTGATTGTGGAAGGCGTATACGGACGTTCTGTCGGGGATTGGCCGATGGTGGCCGGCCTGGTTTACGTTTATCAGTCATACCGCTACCACTTTGCGAATGTGCCGACCTTTGCCAGAGCTATCAAAACTGACCGCCTCGGCTTTTAGTCTTGCGGTGATGTTGCGTTTGGCAGCGCGGGTAGTTACCGTGGCCGGCTTTGCAACGCCGGCTATTCGGAACTGGATGAACTCGCCTGATTGACTGGTGCCACTAACAAATGTTGTGTATTTCATGGGTGTATGTTCTTGGGTTGATGTTGGATGGTTTATTTGAAGCGTTTGTTGTATTCAGCATCGTTTATCACATCCTGTATTTCATCAAGCGTTACTACCGCCCCTCGGTTTGTATATTGGATTCGGCGGAATACGCCTTGCCCGATTCTCTGGCTCAGAGCGTGGCTGAAATCAAGGGCCGATTTTATCCCCATTGTTTCCCCCGGCGCAGTCAGCCAATTGCTGGGCGTGCCGTCATAGCCCATATCAGCCGGATTGGTGGTGTAGCGGATGGTGATTTTGCTGCGGGTATTAAGGTTGTTCATTTTCTCTCTCCAGTTATGCGCCGTCCGTGGCGCGGGGGTTATTCAAAGTGGATGGCAGACTGGCGGTCAAGGATCGCGCCTTCGATGCGCGAGGTTGAGGTTACAGGGTTGCGCAGGAAGTCGGTCGGCTTGATGGTCAAGTCAGCGGCAGGGAATTCAATTTCGGAGGCAGTGAGCTTGAGAGCTACTGCGAGAAGCGCGTCTTCGTAGGTGCGGATTATCATGTTGTCTCTCCCGTCTGGGCCAGCGGTTGCCGGCATGGAGTAAATGTAATGCAGGTATATCTGTGATGCAACAACTATTTTAAGGAATGCAGAAAATAATTTCAGGTTGACACTGGTCATGCAGTGACACAAGAGCGTGTATAATGCGAGCACAGCCCTTGAGGGGCCGCATTTTGACCAGAGGTCAGTATGTCAAAGCAAGGCAAGTTCCCGCTTATTAAAACGGTATTGGTCGCAGACCTGATACCGTATGCCCGCAACAGCCGCACTCACTCTGACGAACAGGTCACGCAGATCGCGGCATCCATCAAAGAGTTCGGCTTTCTGAATCCAGTCATCATTGACGGTGAGAACGGCATCATTGCCGGTCATGGCCGAGTGCTGGCTGCAAAGAAGCTGGGCATGGTGGATCTGCCAGCGGTGGAGGCCGGTCACCTTACAGACGCGCAGCGCAGGGCGTACATCATTGCCGATAACAAGCTGGCGCTGAATGCTGGATGGGATGAGGAGATGTTGCGGGTGGAGTTTGCGGAGCTGACTGAAGCTGGATTTGATTTGGATTTGACGGGGTTCTCGCTGGAGGAGATTGGGGCGCTTGGCTTTGACAATGACTCCGCACTTGATGAAATGCCATCACTGCCAGATGGCGAAAAGGAGCCTTACCAGCAAAAGACATTTATCTTACATGATGAGCAGGCGGCCATTGTTGACGATGCCGTTACGCTGGCAAGAACAAGCCCGTTAGCAGACACCGGAATAAATGAAAACAGCAACGGCAATGCGCTTGCATTGATCTGCGAGCAATGGCTAGAGGCTCGCAATGAGTAGCGCAAAGGATATTGTCATTAAGCCGATCACATCGCAGTCAGCGAACGATCTTGTCAAGCGGGTGCATTATTCTGGCAAGGTGGTAAACAATAGCGTCTTGCATTTTGGCGCATACCTTGATGGCAATCTTGAGGGTGCAATGTCTTTTGGTGGATCAATAGACAAAAGAAAGGTTTTGCCATTAGTAAGCGGCACATCATGGAATGGAATGCTTGAGCTTAATCGCATGGCTTTTAGCGACAGGCTCCCAAGAAACAGTGAAAGCAGGTGCATGGCTATTGCCTTTAAGATGATCAAAAATCATTACCCGCATATAGAATGGGTTTTATCATTTGCTGACGGATGCCAATGCGGGGACGGCACAATATACAGGGCTGCTGGCTTTGTGCTTACAGGAGTAAAAACAAATAAAACCATGCTTTTAACACCGACCGGTGAGGTGGTGGCAGACAAAACGTTCAACAATAGCGCCGACAAAAAATATAAAGGGCTAAAAAAAAGCCAGTGCAAACCATTGCTAGGGCATCAGTTAAGATATATTTATTTCTTAAACCCAGAAGCCCGACAGCGCCTTACAGTGCCGGTCTTGCCATTTAGCAAAATTGACGAAATGGGGGCAGGAATGTATAAAGGTAAACCCAAGCGTGTGAAGCAGGCTAACTCTGGCGACCAGCTAGAAAGCGGCGGGGCAGCACCGACCCACACGCTCCAATCACTACAGGATGCCACATAATGCCTGGCTCCCCTGAACACATCCCAGACGACAAGAGCCGCGCCGAAGTTTCTGCACTGTGCGCCTATGGTGTGCCACAAGAGGAGATCAGTGTTTATATTGGCATAGATGCCAAGACGCTGCGAAAGCACTACAGGAACGAGCTAGACGCTGCAAAGATCAAAGCGAATGCAAAGGTCAGACGTTTCCTGTTTGAGGCGGCAACGGGTGATGCGCTCACAAAGGGCGCTTCATATGCAGATTGTCTGCGGGGTTCGATGTTCTGGGCGAAAACGCAGATGGGGTTCAGGGATGGTGATTCTCCGCTGGATCGCACAGATGTTGATCGAGTGATTGAGGTTGTTCGTGCAACTCGCGCTGACTGAGCCTCAAGAGCAGTTCGTATTTCATCAAGACCCGTTCCCGGCGATGGTGGCCGGCCTAGGGTCGGGGAAAACGCAGGCCGGCATTGTGCGCCTATTGCTCAAAATGCTTGCAGCTCCAGGCATCGACACGGCGTATTACATGCCGACCTATGACCTCTTGAGGCGCAGGGCAATATCAGGCACAGAGGAAATACTGTCTGCGCTAGGGCTGAAGTTCAAAACCAATCGAAGCGATTATGTGGTAAACGTCGAAGGTTACGGCGACATGATTTTCCGCAGCTACGACAGGCCAGAAAGGATCGTGGCGTATGAGGTCGCGGATTCAATTGTCGATGAGCTGGACACTTTGCCAAAAGACAAGGCCGCAGTGGTATGGCGTAAGGTGTCGGAACGTAATCGCCAACAGTGCGGCAGGCCCAACACGATCGGCAATGTCACCACACCAGACCAAGGCTATTCCGGTTTCACCTATGCGCGATGGGTCAAAAATCCATCCAAGGGTTATGCGCTGATTAAAGCGTCAACTTCATCAAATCCGTATTTGCCTGACGGTTACATCCAACAGATCAGGGACAACTACGACCCGATCCTGGCGGATATGTACCTGAATGGCGAATTCGTCAGCCTGTCTCAAAACAAGGTTTACCACTTCTTTGATCGCAAGACGCACCACACCGACAGGGAATTGCTGGCATCGGACAGGATTTGCAATATCGGGCTGGACTTCAACATCGGCGGCACTTGCGCAACGCTCTGGGTCTTGAGCAATGGCATTCCCGAAGCCGTGGATGAATTCGTCAGCCATGACACGCAGGACTTCATAATCAGGGCCGAGAAATACCGGGCAGACGGCAGGAAGGTCATTGTTTATCCAGACGCTAGTGGGCAGGGCAGATCCACAAACGCCAGCCAGACCGATGTCCAGATGATTCAGCGCGCCGGGTACACTGTGGACGCGCCCAATGCAAACCCGGCAATTCGTGACAGGGTGAACTCAATCAACGCGCTTCTGGCTCATGGCAGGTTGAGAGTCAACACAAACAAATGCCCGCTACTGACTGACGCCATGGAATCGCAGGGATACGACAGCAAAGGCGATCCGGAGAAGTCGGGCGCTCATCCGTCGATTGATGACTGGAACGACTGCGCAGGATATTACATACACCGAAAATTCCCGATTATTCGGCCCGTTTCGCTTGCGCGAATGGTTGGCGTATAATCGTTGCAGAGGTTAAAAAATGGCTCAGAAAGGCGTCCGCACCGAAAACCCCGAATACTCCGCAGCAGCAGGATTGTGGCAGCGTTGCGATGATTGCGTTGAGGGTGAACATCGAATTCATTCGCGTGGTATGGCGTACTTGCCGAAGCTCACCGAAGAAGAGCCTATCGACTATAACGCCCGGCTTAAACGCACGCCGTTCTTCAATGCATTCTGGCGCACGGTGTCAGGCTTGAAAGGCACGATGTTTCGCAAGTCGCCCATGTTGGTCGCTCCGATCTCGGTGGCTGAATCACTGCTAGATGCCGACATGGCAGGGACTCCACTTGATGCGATGGCTCAAGAGCTTGCACAAGAAGTCCTGACCACTGGCAGGGTCGGCCTGCTGGTTGATTACCCTCAGATAGACCTATCCAGCGACATGACCCAAGCCGACTTTGATCGCATGGGCCTTAGACCCTTTCTGGCTATGTACAAAGCCGACTCGATTTTGAACTGGAAGTCAACTCGGATAGGAAACAAGCTCACAACTACGATGGTTGTTTTGCGTGAAGCTGCATCGTTGCCTGGTAGTGACGAATTCGCGCAGGATTCCGAAACCAGATACCGGGTTCTTGATTTGACCGCGCAAGGGTATCGGGTCAGGGTGTTCCGTATAAACGAGCGCGATGAAGATGAGCTGGTTTCCGAATCGTTCCCGCTGATGTCAGGCCAGCCGATGACTGAAATTCCGTTTGTGGTTTTTGGGCATGACTCATTGTTGTGGCCGGTGTCATCGCCGCCCCTGCTGGATCTGGCCGAACTCAATCTGCACCACTATCAAGTAAGCGCAGATTATGAGCACGGTTGCCATTTTTCGGGACTGCCAACGCCGTTTATTGCTGGGCTTCAGTTGGAAGATGGTCAGAGAATCAGGATCGGCAGCAAGACAGCCATCGTATGCCCTGATCCGCAAGCGACCGCGAGTTACCTAGAAGTCACTGGTGATTTCGGTGCCTTGCGTACAAATCTGGATTCCAAAAAGGCTGAAATGGCTGTGCTTGGTGCCAGGATGCTCGAATCGCAAAAAGCCAGCGTTGAAGCTGCTGATACGCTGAAACAACGACAGGCCGGAGAGCAATCACAGCTCGCGGCAATGGCTGACATTTTAAGCATGGGCATCACGCGGGCGCTCGGCTGGTTTGCTGCGTGGATGCGAGCAAGCGGCGATGTGAAATACCAGATCAATAAGGACTTCGTGCCGGTGGGCATGACTGCGCAGGAACTGACTGCGATGGTGAGCGCGTGGCAAGCTGGGGCAATGTCAGATCAGACGCTTTACAGCAATCTACAGGCTGGCGAAATCGCAGATGCCAACATCACGTTTGAAGAAGAACAGGAACGCATTGCAGCATCAGGGCCGAGGTTGATCGGTGGCAATTAACCGCATATTCGAAGATGCCGTCGATTTGCAATTGGATCTCTTTCGCACTGCTGCAAGCGTTGAAGTGGAGGTGCTGGACATACTCCGAACGCTGGAGCGGGAGCTGCTGGGCAAGCTCGCAGGCAATACGATCACTGAATGGTCACGCACTCGCACAAATCAGCAGCTACGCGAAACCCGGACATTGATACAGGAGTATTACGCACGGGCGGCTGATGTATCCACTGAAGCGATGGCGGGTATTGCAAACGTGACGGCAACGGCAACCGCTGCAACGCTCATTGTGACCGAGTCGCAGATCACGCGCTTGTCTGATGACTTCCTGCGCACGCTTGCCGGCGATTCCATTATCCAAGGTGCGGTGCAGGCCGATTGGTGGAGCCGTCAATCTGCGGATACTGTTTTCCGGTTTAATGGTGCCGTGAGACAAGGGATCGCCGCTGGGGAAACAAATCAGCAGATCATCCGGCGTGTCATTCAGTTTATGGACGTATCCAGAGCAAACGCCGCTGCACTGGTGCAGACCAGCACGGCGACTGTGGCGAATGACGCTCGCATGGCGATGTTTGAGGCCAACGCCGACATCATCAAACGATACCGCGCAGTTGCTACGCTCGACACAAATACCTGTACGCGATGTGCGCCGTTGGATGGGCTGGAGTGGGAAAAAGACGGGACTCCGATAGGCCATAATTTTCCAATGCCGCGTTATCCTTTACATTTTAATTGCCGCTGTTTGCTCATTCCGCAAGTATTTGATTCCCCGCCCGGTGGGCAGCGTGCAAGTGCAGATGGCCCGATTTCCGCAAGAACCACATTCACCGAATGGCTTGAACGCCAGTCCGCAGAAAAGGTCGAAGAAGTATTGGGCAAAGGCCGAGCCGACTTATTCCGCTCTGGAAAGATCACGCTTGCACAGCTTACGAATGGGGCTGGCAGGCCGTTGACGTTAGACCAGCTTCGCGCCCGATACGGCGCATAAACGTGGCAGAGCCACACAACCGCCCGGAGGGCATCTTATGTTTACAGCAGAGCAACAGGCAGAAATTGACCGCTTGATTGATGAGGCAACTTCTGGCCTGAAAGCAAAGAACGATCAGCTATTGGCTGAAAAGAAAAAACTCCAAAAAGACCATGCAATTGACCCAGCAGAGGTTGAGCGGTTAGAATCCGCACTAGATACCGCGAAGGCCGAGCTTTCGCGGATGACCAAAGAACACAAGTCTGCGATCAAGTCTGCTGAAGTTGCCACGAAGGCGCTGGAAGCAGAACAAACCGCAGTACAAAAGCTGGTTGTCGACAACGGATTGACTGACGCGCTTACAAAGGCTGGCGTCACAAATCCGACCCACTTGAAAGCCGCGAAGGCGCTTTTGAATGGCGACATCAAGCTAGAAATTGAAGGCGACCAGCGTGTTGCCAGGATGGGTTCTAAGCCACTGCTTGACGCGATCAGGGAGTGGGCTGCTGGCGATGAAGGTAAACACTTTGTCGCAGCACAAGCAAACTCTGGTGGTGGAGCTGCCGGAGGTGGTGGGAAAGGCGGGGCCGCACCCACGATGACGCGAGCGCAATTTGATGCGCTTGATCCTGTGGCTAAATCCCAGACCATGAGGTCTGGAACCGTTCTCACTGAGGCTTAAACTATGACTACGAATACCCTTACCAACCTGCTCCCCAACCTCTACGCTGATCTTGACGTAGTATCCCGTGAACTCGTCGGCATGATCCCTGCTGTAACCATTGACGCAAGCCTTGCTCGCGGCAAAGTCGGCCAATCAGTTTATATTGCACAGGCACCTGCTAACACCAGTGCCAGCATCACTCCGGCCATGAGCATTCCGGCAGAGGCTGACCAGACCATCGGCACTGCTACCGTTTCGATCAGCAAAGCAAAGTCCGTGAAGTTTAGCTGGGACGGCGAGGAAGAGCGCGGCCTGAACACTGGCGGCGGTGTCCGTCCGATCTGGCGTGGTCAGTTCGCACAAGCGTTGCGCGTGTTGGTGAACGAAGTGGAAGCGGATTTGACCAGCCTGCAATCAAAGTTTTCCCGTGCATACGGTACTGCTGCCACCACTCCATTCGGCACCGCTGGCGATTTTACCGACGCCAGCAACGCGCTGAAAATCCTGAAAGATAACGGTGCTCCGCTGTCCGACAACCAGCTGGTGCTTAACACCGCTGCGGGCGCTTCATTCTTGGGCAAGCAGGGCAATTATTCTGTAACGAATGATTCCTCGATCATGCGTCAGGGCGTGTTTATGACAACGTCTGGAATGGATCTTCGCGAATCGGGCCAGATTGTTACGCAGACCGCTGGCGCTATGGCTTCTGCGACCAGCACCTCGGCGGCGTTCACTGTCGGCCAGACCGTGATCCCGCTGGCCACTGCCGGCACTGGCGTTGTTGCTGCTGGTGATGTAATCACCTTCGCCAACGACACCAACAAGTATGTGATTACCTCCGTCAGCTTTGCAGGCGCAAACCCTGCATCCGGCGACACAATCACGCTGGCTGCTCCCGGCCTGCGTGTAGCACAGGGCGCGGCTACTCGCGCAATCACCGTGATTGCTACCAGCGCACGCAACATGGCGTTCAACCGCAGCGCAATCGTGCTGGCAGCCCGCCTGCCAGAGCGTCCGTCGGCTGGTGATATGGCAATCGACGTAACGACGCTGGTTGATGCCCGTTCCGGTCTGGCATTTGAGGTTGCTGTATACCCTGGCTATCGCAAAGTAGTGTACGAAGTCTCGCTCGCTTGGGGCTACGAAGTTATTAAGCCTGCACACACTGCAATTCTGCTGGGTTGATCCTGATGATACAGCGGGGCTGGAAACGGCCCCGTTTTTTTATTTAGGAGGCAGGCACAAGACAAGCCTACCCATTGGAGGCCGCATGACCCTAATCGTTGAAGACGGAACCGGCCTACCGAATTCGGATAGTTACGCATCAGTTGCAAACGCCGACACCCGATTGGCGGCACTGGGCATGACTGCTTGGACTAGCCTTTCGAGCGCACAAAAAGAACAGGCTCTCCGCCGTGCAACCGTTTACATGCTGCAAACGTATCGCAGCAGATGGCGTGGCAGGAGAAAGCTCGGAACGCAGGCACTAGATTGGCCGCGTGAGGAAGTGACCCGCGACGATTACGGGATTTTCCTTATTAGTGGATATTACGCATACTACCCAGACGACGAAGTACCAGCCGAGGTTAAAGATGCCTGCATTGATCTCGCGCTCAAATCCGCTGCGGCAGACCTTTTGCCCGATGAGGCTCAAGGTGTTGTGCGCGAGAAAGTCGGCCCCTTAGAAGTTGAATACGACCGTTACAGCCCACAGCGCAAAAAATACAGCGCAATCGACGGGCTTCTGAGGCCGCTTCTGAAGGCGGACGGGGCAGGGGTGGTACGCACATGACTTTTGATTATGCGCGCTCACAAGCCACTGCACTGCGCCTGCTGGGCAGTTTCGGGCAGGCAGTGACTCGCAGAACGGTGACAGCGGGCGCGTATGCTCCATCTACTGGAACCGCGACAGTTACCACCGCCGACACCACCAGAACCGGGGCTGTTTTGGATTACAACGACGAGGGCAAGCAAGGCGAGCGGTACATTCGCGGCAATCTGGTGAAAGGCGAGGACAGGCAGTTACTACTGGATGGCACCGGGCCTGCTGAACTCACGGACAGATACGTTATCGGCGGCACCGAATACTCAGTTGTTTCGGTTTCAGAAATAGCCCCTGCCGGAACCATTGTCATGTTTGATATTCATCTAAGGCGAGCATGACCTTCACGGCTGATTTGTCTGGATGGTGTCGCAAGACTGCGCCGGAATATGCAGATGGCGTTGTTCGTAAAGTGCTGATGGAAATTGACTCTAAACTGATTCTGCGCTCGCCGGTCGGTGATCCGAGCAATTGGTCGCCGCAGTCACTGCCAGCCCCTCCGGGCTATGTCGGAGGGCGATTCAAAGGGAACTGGCAGTATTCCCGCAACACCCCGAAAACTGGCGTTATTGATCGGATTGATCCAAGTGGGGCGACCGGCTCTGCCGAGCGAGTCGGGGCTATAATGTCCGGCCCTGCATCCACTGTTCACTGGTTCGCAAACAACTTGCCGTACGCCCAACGCATTGAAGATGGCTGGTCATGGAATCAAGCGCCGAGCGGCGTGATCAATTTGATAGAACTGGAATTCCCCTCCATATTTGAGCAGGCGAAACGATGAGTACCGTTTCAATCCGAGCAGCCCTCGAAACCGCATTGAACAACTTGAGTCCGGCAATAGCTACCGCGTGGGAAAACGTGCCGTTTACAACGCCGGCTGAGTCAGTGGCTTATCAAGTCGTGCATTTGCTATTGGCCGAGCCGGACAACTCCGTCTACGGGGCAGAGCATAGGGAATTGGGGTATATGCAGATTCGCCTGCTTTATCCCTTGAACGCTGGGAGCGCGGCAGCTTTAACCAGGGCCGAACTTATCAGGGATTTATTCCCCAGAGGGGCCACATTTCAGAGCGGGGGTATTTCGGTTATAATCATGCGGACACCGGAGATAATGCCGGCAGCTGTTGAGGATGGACGATTTGCAGTCATCGTCCGAGTGCGTTTCTACGCGAACATTTTCCATTAGAGGTTAATTTTATGCCGACAATCGCATCGGGCATTCTGAAGATCAGCAGTTTCAAAAAGCAGTCTGGTATCGGCGTTCCATCTACTGGTTCGGGCGGCAAAGAAGCCCGCCGAGTTACGTCCGTTTTCAGCGCACCGCGTGAGATGTACGAGAGCGCGGAGATCCAATCGCATCATCAATCCACTGGCTCTGCTTATGGCTTGTCGAGAGCTGAAGGCACGATCAACGGCGAACTGTCGGCGGCGACCTATGCCGACCTGATGGGTTCAATCGTCGAAAAGACTTTCGCGACAGGTGTGAACAGCACCGCGTTGACGCTGACCTATGGCGGCACAGCAGGAGCATGGACTGTGGCTCGCGCTACTGGTTCATTCCTTACTGACGGCTTCAAGATCGGCGATGTGATCCGCGCATCAGGCGGTAGTGTTACTGCGAACAATACTCGCAATTTCCTGATTACCAACGTGGTTGCTTTGACCATTACGTTCATTGCGCTGGACGCAGCAACTGTCACGGCTGGCAGCTCAACGACTACCACTTTGACCGTCACCGGAAAGAAGACATTCGCGCCGACCACTGGGCATACGAAAGACTATTACACTTTCGAAGAATTCTATTCCGACCTGACGCGCAGCGAGACCTTTGCAGATTGCAGAATTGCATCAGTTGCAATCTCACTTCCGGCGACTGGTAATGCAACCGTGGCGCTTAGCCTGGTTGGTCTGTCACGCACACTGGGCAACGCTCAAGTGTTGACGACTCCGACCCGCACCACGACTCCGATTATGTCGGCAATCAATGGCGTGATTTTGATCGACGGCGCAGTCCAGACCGTTGCAACCGGCATCAATTTCACGATTGAAAACGGAGCGGCAAACGCAGGCGCAGTCATCGGCAGCAACTTTGGCCAAGACGTAACGACTGGCCGCATTCGCGTATCGGGAACATTCACTGCGCAGTTTGATGCTGTAACGTTGCAGACCCTGTTCAACAACGAAACCAATACCGGCATCACGGTTGCGCTCACTGGTGACAATACCGGCTCTGCTTCGTTCATGGCATTCACGATGCCGCGAGTGAAAATCAGCAGCGATACACCAGACGACGGCGAGCAGGCCATCATGCGCTCGTATTCATTCACTGCTGAGTACAACGCGGCAGGCGGTACAGGTATTGCAACTGAGCAGACTATAATTTCCATTCAGGACTCTGACGCCTGATAACCCTGCACCGGCTCGGCAGTCTGTTACTCGTCGCGGGGTGGCAGGCTGTCGGGTACGGGCCAACCCCGCGAGGATGTACCTATGTTTACTATTGACGATCTTGATGCCGTAAAGGCTTGCTCTACTCCGTTTGAAATTGAATACCGTTTCGGCAACGGCAAAGGGTCTGGCGTTTTCTTTGAAGTGCTCGGCGACGAAGCCGAACCAGTAGCGGTTGAAACCGCCGCACTGATGGCGGCAGAACGTGTACGCGCCGAAGCTGGCGACGGCTACAAAATGGACGCTGCCAAACTGGGAAAGCATATGGCGGCAATTCGAATCTGCGGATGGCGTGGTATCAAAGAAGAATATACCCGCGAGGGCGCAATCAAACTGTGCATGAATAACGTGGCGATTGCCGATCAGGTAATGTCTGCTTCAAAGAACATGGGAAATTTTATCAAAGCCTGACGGCTGATTTGATCCGTTGGGCTGCATCGGAACAGGTGCTGAGTGAAAAGCAGGACGACGGCCATTCGCTTCGCGTGCATTTGGACGCTATAGAGCGTAAGCAGAAAATGCCGCACGCTCTGTTGTCAGGCCGTAAGCCGCTGATGCAGAAGGCGCGTTACCTTTGGCACTGGTGGCTGGAAATGAGATCGAACGCCGGCAGCGATTCAGTCACTGCTGCAACCATGCAAGACTGGCAATGGCTCACCGGCAACAGGTTGAACATGTACGAGCGGCGGATTATCGCTACGCTGGAATCACACTGGAGACGCGGCTTTGACTGAAGCAACACTCAAAATTAAAGTCGATGCGTCCGAAGTTGATAAGGGAGCGCGGTCGCTTGACGCGCTAGCTGATTCCGGCGCGAAAGCTGACGACGCAAGCAAGAA